CCTGATTCAATCGCAAGACGAGTCAACATTTGCGTGATTCTAGACATTAGTCCCAAAGACCTTCGTAGTATTTTCCAAATAGCTTAAAACCGTTTGAGATACGTTCTTGTTCTTTTTGCATTGCGTCTCTTTCTGTTGCTATATCGAAACGCATATATACTTCTTCTTTGGTAACTTTAGAATCAAATGCGTATATCATTTCGTCTAACACCCAATCCCAACGCTTGTGCCAATTGTCGTCAGTGTCCCACTCATTCTCTTTGGCAGGAGCAGAAGTTGAACGTAGTTCTTCTGGTACATCTTCATCATCTACACTAGGAGAACCGTGTTTTGTTTTTTGTAATTGCTGAAGCATAGGTAACACAATCATAGCAAGTGTATAATCCATACTCCAAGTGTCAAACGGCTCTATTTCAATCCGTTCTGCTCTGTTCTTTCTATATGGGCCAATTCTAACCTTCACGTTCTAAATCCCAGATACAGCGTGGGTTTTCATACTTATAACTTTTCGTGTACCGCGAATCCTCTAAAGGTTTTAAATCGAGGAAACCGTAACGAATAAGTACCGTCTTGATTTTGTGTAATAGCATCTGCTCTTACCTCTACTAAATTTCCGATAATGCTGTTGCGACTATTCCAGAAATCATCACGATTAGCATCAGTGAAACCACTACCGACATTAACAGTAATTTGTCTGTCATCGTCGACTCCTTCGCATACAAACGCCCCAAGGCGCCCTTCGTTGCGACCAGTACCTTCTTCAATTTCTTTTACCTCCAATGTCACTTCAATAAACGGCTTTGCTTTTAGCCAAGCGTGTGTACGCTTACATTCGTACGGTGCATCTGGATCTTTGATCATTACACCCTCGTATCCACCGTCTACAGCCGCTTTATTAAGCTCTGTAAAGCGTGTTTGTCCTTCAGGAGTGTCTAAGTCTACATCTTCCCAATCCAGTGCTTGTACGTGCTCTAAGACGTCTTTATTTTGCTCTACCCATACGCTAACATATTGACTTCTAACGTGTTGTGGTTTGTCCCATACACCTTGTTGAAAGTTTTCTAGAGGAACTATATCAAACAAATGTAGTACAGCATCATTTGCTTCTACATTCTCTTTGCGATGCACTTGCTTCATAAGATCTTGGAAGTTAGCACTCATTACTTCGCCATCTAGAACAAGATCATACGGAACAGGTTTCTTAGCAATTACTTGTTCAATCTCTGCAATGATGTGTCCAAAGTTGTGAAACTGTTTTCCGTTACGGCTAAACATTTCTACTTTGTTGCCTTGAATAACTGTAATAACACGAACACCATCTAGTTTAATTTCAATCTGCTTTTGACCTACCATTTTCTTTTCGTGCTTGGCTGAGTCGTGTGCAAGAGCGCAAGTGAACACAGGAACAGTACCTGGTGCTACTTTGTTTACAGTTTTTTCGCTTACACCACAACGTAGGTCTTTGATAAGTATTCTGCGGTACCAACCGTTCCATTGTTCAGTTGTAGCAACACTCATTGCTAGTTCAATAGCATCACGAGCGGCGTGTCCTGTTAGTTCGCGATTTTGTAGTTTTTCTGCAAGTTCTTTAAACACAGGCCACGCAAGTCCTTGTCCAGTTAGCACGTCTGAGCGTTCTGGTACTTGCTTTACACCAAATGTTACAAGCGGATCAAGTGCCATCGTAAGACCTTCAAAGAACTCTGGAAGTCCTTCGTCCATTGCTTCTAGCAATAGTGCTTCTTTAGCTAGACGACTATTGTCTGCTTCTAGTTTAGCGATAATATTTTGTGGTTGTGTTCTCATTGCATTGCCCTTTCTACTTGTTTCAAAACTGCTTTTGAATGTTTACAATAACCGTGATAACCAAATCCCATACACTCGCACTCAAAACCTTTGTTAGTGAGTTCGACACCGTATGTTTTGCCTTTGGATCCCTCCATTGGCCATACGGTGCCTACCATCCAATGTCCTTCTGGATTGAACGCCGAGGGCTTCAAGTATTTTGCTTTGTATTTGCTCATGCCATCAACTCCTCAACATTAATTGGTGTAAAGTTTATTTGCTCTACACAAACACATTTGTAAGGACCTTCTGGAGAAGGATTACTGTGAACGTGTCCGTGCACGTTTATCACACTTTGTCCACCCCACCTTTTGGTTTCGCCTAATGTTTGAGCGTGTAATGGAGTGTGTGACAAAACCATACCAGGTAAATCAATCCACAACTGCATGTCCTTAAAGAACGGCGCAAGGAATTTAAGATTATCGTGATTACCTACAACTAATCTTTTTTTTCCTGGCAACTTTGCAAAGTTAGCTTCTAACCATTCTACTTTGTTGTGGCCGAAAAGGACGTCACCGCAATGTATAACAGTATCTTGTGGCTTCACGGTGTCTGCCCAGTTGTCTAACATGCACTCGTTCATTTGCTCAACAGAATCAAACAGTCTAGGCGGTTTACCGCTAAGATCAGTGAATGAAAGTATGGCTTCGTGATTAAAGTGCGTATCACTTATTAAAAATGTGTTAGCCATTGTGTGCCTCTGTATGTTTGCCTAATTAATGTATATATTATAGCAATAGATAGTGTATATGTCAACCATTATTTGTCAAAAAGACACCAAAAGAAACATAAGACAATCAATGACTTAGCTCTTTTGATATCTTTCTTTATAATATTGCTTGATAATTGAATAATCTCTAGCGTAAAACTTCTTTATTTTTTGTCTAAAAGCAGGATTTTTAGACACATAATTCTTAAGCCATTTTGTAGGAGCATGTTTTGCTTTTATTTCTTTTGCTTCGTTAGCATTCTCTATGTTCCCAGATTTTATATTATAATTTTCATATATTTCTTGAATGCCATTATCTTCTAAAACATAAAAGTCGCATTTATCAGGGTTAATAAAATAACAATGTTCAAATTGCGGTACTGTATGTTCGTCAAAAATCATCTTGTCTAAATCTAAAGTTCTGATATCCTTATTATTTCTAACGCAGTATTCAACAACACCACTTACCCAGCGCCTTAGAGGATCACGTAATAAAACAACGTAATTTATAATATGGCTATCATGGTTGTGCCTAGTAAATTCTCGCCTCCATGCATCTGAACAATTTCTACTTATAGTTTGTGACGCATTCTTAGGTATCAACAATATTGCTATACGACCTTTGCTTTTAGGTCTAGGACGATTACCTAGCCAATGTCCGTGACACAAATCAGCTCTATATGTAGCAAATATTTTGGGATCTAATTTTAATTTCATGCGTAAGTATTTACAAAAAAAGTGGAGTGAGCGACAGGATTTGAACCTGCATAAAACGGATTTGCAATCCGTTGCCTAACCTTTCGACCACGCTCACATGTTTGGTGGGGAAGGGAGGAATTCGCACCTCCACAGCTTTCGCGCCGAATTTACAGTCCGGTGGGCTCACTCGTGCCCAGCCTCCCCAAATTGGTCGGAGTAGTAGGATTCGAACCTACGACCTCTGCATCCCAAATGCAGCGCACTACCAGGCTGTGCTATACTCCGTGGCAGGCGAGTAGGGATTTGAACCCCAACGAACGGTTTTGGAGACCGCCATGCTACCATTACATCACTCACCCATAAAAAAAGCCCCCAAACAAATCAATGCTTAGGGGCTTTTAACGTACTAAAAAGTCACGTCAAGACAAACCCCTACCTCCTGGCGGGCACCAATACAAATAATTTGTTGCTGTCTTGAACATGTTAATATTCCTTCTAAGTATGTATATACTATAACTTCTTTGTATTTATTTGTCAACCACTTTTTCACATTTTGCTTTAGTTCCGCAATGTGGACAATGGAAGGTTGCTCTATCTATACAATATTTGTCTTCCATCGTTGCAAAAGTAAAGTAGCCTTTGCAACTGCTGCAAGTTAAGTGCCAAATAATTTCCTTGACTGCTTTAAACATTGTAAAGTATTTATTTACTGTGTTTGTCTTTGTAATCTTTTACGGCCGCTTTGATTGCATCTTCTGCTAAAACTGAACAATGTATTTTTACTGGGGGTAAGGAGAGCTCTCTAGCAATGTCGGTGTTCTTAATCTCAGTGGCATCGTCAAGAGTTTTGCCCTTGACCCATTCTGTAAGGAGACTAGAACTAGCAATAGCACTGCCGCAACCATAGGTTTTAAATTTTGCATCTTCAATAACACCGTCGTCATTTACCTTGATTTGTAATCTCATTACATCACCGCAAGCTGGAGCACCGACCATGCCAGTGCCTACACCGTCAGTATCTGGATCCCA